CACGCTTGTCAAAGTCGATGATGTTGGTAGCGGCAAGGATTGCTTTGCGTTGATCTCCACCCACGGGGAAGCCGCCGGTTTCTTTCATCACACGCACATACACGGCACGACGTTGAGCAAAGTCTGACGCATCTGCAATCTGATCCAGAATGCTTGTCACACGGTCAAAGGAAGACTTGTTAATCAAGCCAATCTCTTGACGGTACTGATGTTCTGCGGTTCTAGCGCTAGAGTGGTAGCCACCGATACCGTGAGATTTGAGAATATCCACCACTGGATCTTTCTGAGTCAAACCTTTGGCAAACGATGCAAACACGCCGCCGTACAAAGAAAGCGGGTTTTTGACGCCGCTAACCAGCGCAGCCGTTGGAGCATCCATGAACAACTGTTTGATCTGGAACACGCCAGAGAACGTGATCGAACGACGCAGACCATTGGACACGGCAGACATGATTCTGTTCATTGGAATCTGAACATCCTCAATACCAATGACAGATTGAGCAATCAAAGGATCAGCAATCTGGATATTGATCTTTCTGCCGTTGACCAAAATCTTCACAATCCCACGTGAGAAATCTTCAGTTGGGAATACCTTGAGTTTGCCTTTATCGTTGCGAGTGCCGTACTCTTGAGCAATACGGTTGGCTGCAAAGTTCTTGATCGAGTTACGGGTATACATCATCACGTTGTGGAGCATGTTGTCCACGATGTCATCGATGTCTCTTAATGTTTTACCCTCTTTAAGAATGCTTTCTCTATTAACATTCCTGACGCCTTTAGAGGTGTACATTGGAATATGAGGATCAGAATTTTCGTCCATGATGCGTTGCCATGGCACGTAGTCTTTGATGTTACGCAAGTTGTCAGCACGTTGCTTGCTGAGAATCTTGGCCTTCTCCATCATGTCGATCATGTTGCGGTTGACGTGATTCCAGTTGGTCATCATCTCCCGCAGCTCTGGATACTTTTTATCCAAAGCACTGAAGTCATCAATCGCCTCATCGCTCATGTTCACCTTTTGCAAGGCAATACCAATTACTTTGAGGTTTTCACGAGCTTCCTCAATTTCCTGCAATAAAGCCAGCTGGCGGTCTGCAGACAATGATGGATCAGCTTGTTGAGTCAACAGATCTTCTAAATTACCTTCGCTTTTCAGGTAGTCGTTAACGATTGAACGAGAACGCTTGGCTTCAAAGTAAGCCTGAATCACGTTAGCTGCACCTTGAACACCGATCTGCTTTTCCAGTTGGTGTTTTAGACCCATGATGTTGGCCATGGAGTACTTGTCAGCAGCTGCATGGAACATTTGAGTCGTGTTGTCAAACACCAAACGACCCAACATAATCACCTGAGTACCAATACGAGTCGCTTTCAAAGCCTGATTCATGGCCACCGATGCCAATGCACGGCCTTGGCTGTCTTCCAACATACGGCCATACTTTGCCGCATCCGCAGCTGTCAAACCAGCAGTGAAGTCAGTATTCTTGACACGGGTGTAAAGCAGCATACGATCCACGTTACCGACCATGTTATTTACGGCTATACGAGGGTTGTCCACTAACTTGGCGCTAATGTCTTTGGCATCTTTGATGCCGCCCAGCAACTTATCCATCACCGTGTTGGATGTGTGGATAGGAGCATCACCACGGCCATGTTTGGCCAGCAGATCGTCTATGTCCTTGACGTTATTCAAGAACGAGATCTTTGCCCCGCTTGCATGAATAAATTCAGTTAAGGATTGTTTGTGGAAACGTGCTGTCTCGCCCTTGATCAAATCATTGAATGCTTTATAGACGGCATGGTTGTTGTCAAATCCAAGGACATGCTTGAGTGCTTCGAAGAGTTGCTTGGCAAACTGAACGAACCGGTGCCATGGCGTTCCCATCTTGGCAGCCATCAGCTTCTCGGCATTGACAGCCCAGTACTCTGAAGGATTCAAGTATTGGTAGAACTCATACACTGGCATCTTGTCTGTGGCTGCGTTGAATGTTTCTTCATTGGGTTTTTCAATGAAATCCAACACGGCTTTGAAATACGCTTGAGACTTCTCGTCTGTGTATTTCTTCATGGCCGCTTGCAGAGCTTTAGACCATGTTTCAACAAGAGCTTGGCGTGTTTGGTTAGACATCATCTGCTCAAGACTGTGCATCAGCTCGTGACGAATTGTCACTGCGCTTTCAGCGCCAGATTCCTTGAACAAAGTCACAAGGCGTTCCATTGGATCAAAGTTACCAGCTGTTTTGCCGTCTCCAGCAGTTACAGATAATTTGATACCGCTCAACAAAGAAGGCACACGGTTGTAGATGTAAGCAACAACATCCAACACTTCTTTGCTGATATTCTTTTGGGTGTATTCGCCCATAGCCTTATGATAGAAATGCTCTGGCGTATCATTTCTTGGAGCCAACATTCTTATGTCGGCTTTCAGCTCTTTGGTTGTTTCTAACAGACGGGTCAACTCTTCTTGAGTACTGAGTTCTGTTTTGCCTTCTGCAACCTTACGCAAGATATATGAAGCACGTTGACGAAGAGATTTAAACTCTTTGATTTTCTCTTTGCGTACACGCTGGTTGCGATCTTTGATGCTTTCTTTGATGATGATGTTGGCCAACGGAGCAGCTTTAGGAGCAAACATTTCCTTGGCTTTGTTGGCCATGGTTGCAGCAATCAAAGTCTCGTCACGGCCATTCAAAATATAGTCAATCGCCTTCTTGGCAACTTCTGGGTCATAGGTGGTAGCTACGCCGTTGTAGAAGTCACCCAGAATATTTGTCAGACCTGAATCAAGGAAGTAAGTGCCGCCCTGCTTCTTACTCTTAGGCACACGAAATTCAATTCTTCTGCCATGGCCGTTGATAGTAAGAATCTTGTCAGGAGATGAGATAACTCCACCCGCCTCTTGCATGAAACGCATGGCGTCGTCAGCGGTTTTGATTTGAACTGGTGCTTCGCGTTGTGCTTTCTCAAAGTCATAAATACGGGGCATCAAGATACCTTGAGCCTCTGTGCCGTCTGCCTTGGTGTAGGTCATGATTTGACCAATGTTGTTCACTGCAGCAAAGCCAGCCAAGATGTTGCCGGTCACCATCCAGCGTTTTTCACGACGGACAGTTGCACCTTTGTCAAACATATCAATCAAAGGAATATGCTCGACCTGCAAAGTATCTGGATTGAGCCAGTTGACGGAAGACTCAGGAGTTAGCTCATACGTGCTGCCGATTTGGGAGAAGCTAAGATTGATCGACTTGTCATCACCGTTGGCCAAAGCAATCGTCATCTTCCAATCAGACCCAGCCATGGGATTCTTGGTCTTGCCTTTATGCTCCAAATCAGTCACCACGCCGTACAAGAACACGCCTTGGTTATTCTTGACGGAGATGGGTGTGCCAACTCTGTAGTTGCTCAAAATAGATTTGATATGAGACAGCTGAAGGTTTAACTGGCCTTTGGCCTGATCAATACGAACTTGGTCAGCACCCTTGGCTTGCAACGAAGCAACGAAATCTTTGGCATATTCAACGCCCTTAGATTTCATGTTTTCATAAAGAGAAGAACTTTTCTCGGCAGCTGTCTGGCCATTGAGATTCTTCTTGACCATCTCTTGGACTTCATCCTTAGAGAATGGTTTGACGGTGCGTTTAACGTCAACTCGCTCCATGTTTGCAGACTCTGCAAAGGGAGACAGATCGTTTTTAGCTTCGGTAATGGGCGTAGAAGAGACTGTTTCAGCACCCAGATCAACAGACTTGGCTTCCAGCTTGTTGGTTCCCATGCTGTTTTCACGCTCCAACAAATCGTTGTAGCGGTCAATCAGGTCTTTGTAAATCTCTTCTTGCTCTTTGATTGGCAGAATTGGAACGTAGCCGGTCAGCTTACGAATGTCTGCTTCTGAGGCTTCGTTTGGATTTTCACCCAATTTCAAAGCGTCTTTACCGCCAAGGGCTTGGTGAACTTCTGGGTTGTCACGCAAGAACTCTTGAGCAACTTGACCGCCGTATTCGTTCATGAAGTCCACAGCACCTTCAGCAGTAACAGAAGACTTACGTGATGCCGTGGTGTTGGCATTCAAAGATGCCATCTTCTTGAGCAGCACCGCAGCTGGACGCATCTCAGCCGGGATGTCAGCCATCATCTGCGAGTAAGCAGGAGCAACCACCTGACCTGTACGATGCACACGACCAAGCATCTGCATGTGCGTATCAATGTTATCTTCAGGCTGAACAATGATCATGTGGCGTTTGCGCTTGTCATTGAACTTGTCTGAAGCATGTAAGGATATACCAGTAGACCCAGATTGGTTCAAGATGATCACATCAGCTGTGCCATTGTTGAAAGCACGATTAGCACTGACACGCTGTTTGATGTCTGCAACACGAGGCGTTAAGATTGGTATACCACTTTGGTAGTTCAACTTTTCAGTACGTCCCGTAATCTCTTCTGTTTTGTAACCCGCTTTATGCAGCTCGTTGTGCATATAGTCGATGGGAGAGATTGGAGCCTCGCCAAAACCAGCGTTTTCGATGAAGTCCTTGATTTTGTTGTACTGAGCAACAAGCTCTGGACCCATATCTTCATCTGTTAAACGATATTTTTGAGATTCTTTTTGACCTGGCGGTTTGATTGTCAGGATGCGTTGTTTTTCTAAATAACGCAAATACAAATCTTTGAATGACAAATTCACTGGGTCACCATTTTTGATGCCCATCTCATTTGCATATTCTTGCAGGAACGAACCCATCGTGTTGGCGACGGTCATCACAACCTTCTCGCCGGCTTTCAGCCTTGCAATTGCATGGTCAACCGATGATTTGGCTTTCAAAGAAAGCAACATCTGATTAATCAAGTTGTGCATCGTTGATCCAAAAGATGCACCTTGAACTTGTGTTTTCTCACCAGTAGCAGATGCTCTGCCGCCTGATCTGTCCAAACTCTTTTGCAGCTCTTTGACAACCAGCTCTTTGGCACGTGAGAAAGCCAACACATTACGCATGGATGTAGCCATGTTCTCAGCGGTTTGCTTATCAACCTTGGCTTCCACGGTGTCATACGACACGCCAGCAAAGGTACGTTCACGACGAATGTACTGGCCAGCCTTGGTAAGCATGTTGGCCACGATCTGCTGCATAGGAATGCCGCCGTTTTTGATCGCTTCACCAAGTTTGGAGATTTTGTTAACGGCCAGTTTCATATCTGTGCTGGCATAAAGATCCATCACATCGGGGCGTTTTGCGTATGTAGCAGACGAGAAAAAAGTACTATCAGCATTGTTGACAAGTTCACGCACAAATGCTGAACGGCCAGTAGCTAAGCCTTCGCCTTCTTTTTCTGCTTCACGTTGTTCTTTGGTACGAGCTTGAGTTTCGCCTGATCCACCAGCGTTGTGGCTTTCATCAAAGATCATGTAGTTACCAGCACCCCAGTGCTTGATAAACCGTTGACGTTCAGTTTCTTCACCTTTAACAGTTTGCATCTGGTTATACGTAGTGAATATCACCTTGTAATCACCCAAACTATCTTTCATCTCCTTCATCACTCCATCCAAATCCTTGCCGGACTTAGGAGCTTTCAGAATTAGAGTGTTTTCTGTAACTTCACCATTGACATTACGCAACAATGTATAAGGGATTGATCCAGTACTGTTAGTAATAAAGATCTTTGGCTTGTTGGTGTCAAGTGCTAATTCTTTGGTCATCCCAATATCGTCCAAGTCTCGGATCATGTCCGAGTACAGGTTGGGCCTCTCAGTAACAAATATTGGGGTCTTGTCGTGAACCAAAGCGTAGCGGATCATGGCAGCCACCACACGGCCTTTACCGATACCGGTCTGGTCGCCAATGATGAAGCCTTTACCTGCCTCGGCATTACGAATGGCCAGAGTCAAGGCATCAATCTGTTCCGCAGAGAACTTCTCACGCAAAGTTTCTGGATCCATTTCCAGAGCTTCAGCCACATAATCGTCTACGTTTCCAACGCTGCGTTCAACTTCATCAAGAGAATTGTTGATGGACTGGGCCATCGCCCGTGGCACCAATGTACCAACAGATGAGGCGTTTGAATGAGGTTCGTAAGCAACTTGATGGCCAGTTTCTGTTTCTTGGCCACGTCGATCTTTTAATCCAGACTCGACTCGTGTACCTGAGACAACGCTAGGTCCACCCAATCCTGTAGGCTCGTTTCGTTCATTGCCTGCTCGGCCACTGGGTCCGACTTGTTCACCTGCGCCGGAAACGGGTCCTCGATTGCCGCCACGTTCAGGTTCGTTAGCAGGTCTAGGTTGTTCAGCACTAACGCTTGTCCCAGCTGGTTTGGGTTGTCCACGTTCGCCAGCGCCATTTTCAGACACGCTTGGTCTGCCGCCTGCTGTGGGTTTGGCTCCTTCAGCACTAGGCTCATTACCCTGTCTGCTAGGGCGTTCACCCAATCGTTCTGGCTTACCTGCCCCTGCGGGAGCAGCACTGACGTTAGCTCCGCTGGTGCTGATATTTTCTCTGGGTACCATGCGTTCATTGAGTTTCTCCTTCAGTTCTTCGTATGAACCAATCTGTTGTGGCAGATCTGCTGCCGGTAAGTTACGTTGTGATTGGCCTTTGCCGTCAATGACAATGACATCCACGGGGTAGCTTGCACCCTGCTTGGTGTACATATCGCCGCTGACAGAGAAGTGATCCACCACGTTGTACTCTTTGTACAGGTTGTAGTAGAAGTTGCGTTTCTGGGCTGCGCGGTAGGCTTCACGACGGGCTTCTTCATTCTCCGCACGAACACCACCCACGATCAAAACGGCACGACCATTGGCCGGCATCCTTGTTAACGCTTTGTAAACGATGGCATGGTCGATTTCTCGTGTGTTTTTGCCTTCAATCGTGTACGTCTCGCCAGTAGCCCCAAAGGGTGGGTTGGCAATCACCACGTCACTCAGCTCTGGGTCATAGCTGATAGCGTTCTTGTTGACCACTTCTGCGCCTGGCAACAATTTCTTGAGCATCTCAAAACGGGTTGAGTTCAGCTCGTTGGCCTTGACGTTCTTGGGATCTGCTGCAATGAGCAACATGCCGTTACCAGCTGTTGGCTCGTAAACGGTGGTCTTGTCGTTGATACCTGCCAATTCACTGGCCACATAAGCCAAAGGAGCAGGGGTGGAGTAAGCCTGTTCACGCACACTGGTGGATGAACGCACGGCCAGATTGGGCTGGCGGCTATACAGATCTACCAGACGGTCATAGATCTTGTCTTTGCTTTCTCCGCTTTGAACAATCTCACGTGCAGCCAAAACAACACCAACTTCCACGGCCTCATCAGCCTGCTTGGCAGACGCAGTGTTTGCTTCGACCTTCTGGCCTGTCAAGTCAGCAATGAACTTACGCGCTTCGTTGATGCCTGCAAATCCATTGCCTGCAAGTAAGTGAGCACTAACCGACTGAGCTAGTTTGAACTTACCTTCAGGTGTTGCCAAATCGTATTTTGGTTCTTCGCCCAGTTCTGCCAAAGACTCAACGCCGATGACAGGTTTGGCTGCCTGTGCAGCAGCTTTCTTGGCCTGTTGACGCTCTTGGTTTATCTCAGCTTTTGTCTTAGGAATTGGCTTGGCAACTTCTTGGCCAACTTCTGCCGTGGCAAATGACTTGCCAGCATCAATAGCATCTTGTGCTTCTTGAGCAGTATTGATTGGCGTGACGTTTGTCAAACCTTGTGGCGTCACATCCCCGGCGTAATGTTGAACTGGAGTTCCATCTACACCTTTGTTGATTAGTTCACCCGTGCTTGGCTTGTACCAAGCTGTTTCTTCGTCTCCTGATCCAGTAAAACCATCTGCATCTTCAATGCCAGCATACTTCCCTTGGAGATCTTTATCTTTAATCTCCAGTGGCGTTTTTGTTTCTTCCGCTGGTTTTTCTTCAGCTTGTGGAGTCTCAACTGGCTTTTCAGCCTCCGCTAAAGGTGTAGCTGCTGGTGTAGGCTCCTCAACAGGTTTTTCTTCTGTTGTTTTTGTTTCTGAAGAAATATTTTTGCGTAATTCTTGAATTGTTCCAACAGGATCATTTCTTAATCCTTCGTAAATTTGTGTTATTTGACCTGTATTTAATCTTTTTCCAATTTCAGATTCAGCAAATCTTTGGGGGGTCATTCGACCACGTTTGGCGTTGTCTTCTAAAGCCTCCAATTCAAAATCTGCATCATCCAAAGATAATGGAGTTAAACCTTCGTAAGCAGGGCTTTCCAACAATGTATAACGGAATCCAACTGGCACAACAGATTCAACTTTTTTGGTTGGCTGCTCTTCAGCTTTGACAACTGGAGCAACGGCTTCTTGTTTGGGCAAAGCAATCAGTTGATCAGGCGCATAGGTATCCAGCTCAGTAGCTGAACGAATGAGGTGAGGCTCTTCAGATTGTTCATGCAAGCCATAGACTGGGTGGCCATCAGAAAACAGTTTGTGAGCATCTTGGCTGCTGCTGATAGGAATACCCTTCTCAACTAGCTTGTCTTCTAGCTCTTCGCCTTTAATTTCAATAGGCTTTGTTTCTGGAGCCATGTATGGCTTGGCTTTTTCTGCCTCTTTAGCCACAAACTCCATTGCTTTGGTTTCTGCTTGATCCCCAAATTTATCTGTCTTAAATATGCGGGTTGATCCTGAAACATAGTTACCAGAGTCTTTGTCAAAAAGATTGGCAGTGTATCCAGTAGGAGTTTTGATGACCTGATACTCGGTGTTCTCACCCATGGGGATAGCATGAACAACTTCAGATTTTTTCTCCGGAGCAGCTGCTTCAACCTTTGGTGCAACTGTAGGAACCACTGGGGCAACAGGCTGCTCCAGATCTTCAGGAGAAACCAAGCCAGAACTTACCTGTGGAGGAAGTGGTGCAGTAGGAGCTGGTGCAGCAGGCGCAACAGGAGCAACAGCAGCTGGTTGCGCTTTGGGTTGGTTTACTTTACCAGTGAAAGTAGACAACGCCTCGCCGGGAGCACCAGCAACTTCACCCAATGCTTCTTCAAAAATAGCACGTGCGTTAACTGGTTGGCTGCTTGTATAAGAACCAAGACCTTCGCCAGCCGCACCCAATAAGGCTTGTTTTGGAAGTTCTTTAGCAACGTCTTTTGCTGTTTCTTTCCAAGCATTTTTAGCAACGTTATCAAAAATTTTCTCGGCAGCATGACCAGCCGATCCAAGAGATGCAGCATCTAATAGACCAATTACGCCAGATTTGACGGCAGCCTTTTTGCTTGCATCATCATGAGTGAAACCTTGTTCGCGCAAGTCAACATATTCTTGGCTGTATTCCATCAAAGCAGAAGACATGCCTCCACCCATCACAGCACCAGATGTACCAGCACCTTTAAAACCCAGACGTGCAGTTACAGCCATGGCAATTGACTGTGGCAGGCTGCTCAATCCAACGTTTGCAACGTAGGCAGGCATCTCATCAATGTTTTTGAGATACTCTTTACCAACCATCTTTGCCTGATCAAGACCAGACGCTTGTTGAAAATCTTTAGTTTGTTCTAGTTTGTCAATCTTTTTGGAAAGCGGATCTTTGCCATACTTTTGTTCAATGGCTTGAACATCAGATTCGGTTTGCTTTAACTGTCCAAGGTATTTATTGATAGCTGCATCTGTTGCCAAAAATTCAGCTTTTTTGTTTTCAGGAGCTTTTTCGTAGTTTTGACCGTATTTTTCTTTCCTATCTTGCTGGATAGGCATCAATTCGCTTAATTGATATTGAGCACCAAAATCTCCAAGTGCTTTTATCCCTTTGGCTGCAGAGCCAATTAATGGGGATGGTCCTTGCGCCAGACCTTGCAAGCCAAATGCACCAAGACCCGTTTCTAAAGATCTTTGAATTGTGTCAGCTACACCAGTGGATCCGGGTTGATCGCCGCCTACTGGGTGCGGTGCATTAGGAATGATTTGTGTTTGAATGACATTCGAAATCTCATCAAGAGACATCGTGTCAGGAAATTGAACAACTCCGACATTTGGGATGTTTACTGATGGCATGATTTGTCTTTTTAAGTTGGAACTACCCCACCTTTACCGCCATTAGCGGTAGGGTCCCATCTTAAACTACCGCCGGGGGTTGACGGCAAAGTTTTTATCACTGACTGTGCAGGAGCAGCTGGTGGCGCTGTAGAAGCTCCGGGTGCAGGAGCAGCTCCGGGTGCAGGAGCAGCTCCGGGTGCAGGTGCTTTTTGAAGGGCAGGATTGTCCTGAGTGCCGGGCATAGTGCCACCAATCAAACTTCTTTGGATAGGACTTTGCATACCCCAAGCCTCTTTTTGAGCATCTTCCATGGCTTGTTTTCTGCCTTCTTCACCAGCAAACTTGTATTGTTTATTGTCATTATTCAAGTTGTCTGTGTAAAATTTGTTTACAAGATTTGCATAATCAAAAGATGCTTTTTGCGCCAGAGCCTGTTGTTGAATAGACAGTTGCAATTGTTTGTTAGCTGCAATCTGAGCCAACCCGATTTTTTTGGTTTCTTCTTGTCCGACCACATTGATCAAGTTGCCGGTCAAAGCGTCACGACGTGCTTGGTCTGCTTTGGCAGCTTCAATCGTGCCTGCTTGTAATCCTTTTTGTTCTGCTTGGATTTCTTTTTGAGCCTGAGTCATACCTTGCACAGCACCCAAACCAGACTTACCAACGTCAGCCAATGTGCGTTGCAGCAAATTACCACCTGTGCCGCCGGGTGAAGTCATCAATCCCAAACCAAAACGAGTCGCCATCTCAGGCAAGATCATTGCCCTGTTTTGTGCAATTTCTTTTTCCTGCGCTTCACGCATGGGTTTGTAAAGATTTGTAACCGTGCCTTCGCCTTTTTTCTCTTCAGCAAAACGGTCTGCAAGGATAGATTTCAAATCAAGTTTTTCTGGTTTTTCTTTAACCTCACCAGCTTCAGCAAACGCAATGATGCCGCCACCAGCCATGTTGGTCATCTCGCCAGTACCAATTGCAGCCACGCCAGATCGAGGTGCCATCTGTTGGGGGGCAGCCATGGCTTGACCAGCCTGTGGATTGTTATGGATGTAGCCGTGCAGCTGAGACAGTCCTGCAGCATCCAGTTTAGCAATTGGGCTGGAAGCTGGGTTTTGTTGGACTTGTTGGAGCTGCTGATCACTCATCATGTTCATTGGCACAGCACCGCCAACGGACATAGATGTGACCTGACCGCCACTAGCGTGACTGCCTGTTGCAGTGTTGTACATAGACGCTGCACCCAAGCCAGCAATACCCAAGCCACCGAGCTGGGACACAGTGCTAGGAGCAGCCTGATACATGGACGTAGACGATTGCTGCATGGGCAGGCCACGCAACATCGAGTTGAGCAGACCCAATTGCATGAATGGATACTGCTGAGCCGTTGCATAGTTTTGAACGGCTTGGTTGATAACGTTTTGCTGTTGGTTTTGTTGTTGAGCACCCAACTGGTTTTGAGTTCCCAAAATACTTTGCTGAGCACCAAGTTGCTGGTTGCCAATATTGGCCAACTGATTTGCGCCGGACATCTGACCTTGCAAAGCACCCAACTGAGCCTGCTGTCCTTGCAAACCCAGATTAGCACCAAACTGCTGTGCTTGTTGTGCGTTTTGGAAAGCGTTTTGCAGACCTGTAGCCGTGATATTGTTAGCTTGAATGTTTTGGTTGCGAGTGTTTTCTGCGTTCATCAACGCTTCACGGCTTCCACCAAAGGCTCCAGCAGACGTAGCAGCAGCTTGCTCACCCACGCCTTGAATGCCATATTGACGTGCGTTTTCAGCCAATTGCTGGTTGATCACGTCATTTTCATAAGGAGACATGTACGCTTGCGTTGCATATGGGTTCGTAGCTTGTTGTGCATACATATTGCCAGCTTGACCCATTTGGTTGCCCAAACGACCCATCTGCATAGCACCCATGCCTGTCAAACCTGTAGCCGCGCCAAATTGTCCCGGCGTTTGTAAATTGGCCGCAGAAGATTGTGCTTGTTGTTGCAGTGGGCTAAAGCCTGCTACGTAGTCTTGTGGGTTGTTGCTGTAAGGCGTGTAAGCATTAAACCCCGTCATGGATGGGTTAAAGATCTGTGCCTGTGCAGCATTCAGCATATTGCTGACGTATGGCTGTGCATAGTCAGGAATATTGGTGTTCTGGACTGTTGTCTGGGTAGGCTGTTGTTGCTGATTGCCACCGCCCCCATAGATACGACCACCGCCTACTTTACGCATGGTGGCGCTATCCCCAAAAGGTTCTCCCAAGGCGTAGAGTTGGCGTTTTGAATACATATCTGTCCTTACAACATCTTTGTGAATACTTTGTCTGTCCATTTGTAACCAAGATACTCAAACAAACGACTGTTGTCTAGATGTATCTTCGTGTGCATCACGATGCGATTAACACCGCGATCTTTCAATACCTGTTCTGCGTATTGAAAAAGTTTGATTCCGACACGGCCTTTGCGATACTCTTTGGTCACAAAGTAAATGTCTTCAAACGCTGTCTTACATGACTTGTAGTGCATATGCGGAGCAATGACAAAGATGATGTATCCAATCAACTTCTCGTCGCTTCTACAAGTGATGCAGCGCAGCATCCCTGAATTTGCCAAGTTCTTATAAGCATCGTAGTCCGGCTCATAAGGGTAATCTTTTGTGACACAAAGCTCTTCGTAGTGTTCCGGAAAGAGCTGTTCGAACTCTTTCAGAAACTTAAAACCATCGACGTCTTCGTAAATGATCATGCTGGTAGGTATTTGTAGGCTTTGGTGTCAGCCGCAATGTCCTTTGATTTGGCACGAGCAGCCTTGATGCGATCCATCATGGCATACAGACGTTTTGCGCCTGCATCTGTGCTTCCATTACCGAGTTCAGAAACAATACGAGCTGGGATCACAAACTCCCCGTCAGCCAGACGAGCAGGTTGCTTGCCGCCAATTGTGGCAGGAATTCCATCGCTTACACCATCTCCGGGTCCTTTAAGTAAACGGCCACCATCGGAATAAGATCCCAGATGTCCATCCACAATATGTTTGTGAGCCATCAAACCGCCTTCTTTGGCAGTCGTAGGCATCTGTGAATTCTGAGCAATGTCTTGTTGCGCCATCGCTTCAGCTTGCGCTTGGGCAGCTGGTTTGATCTCGTAATCACCCAGATTTGCTGTAGGTTGCAGACCTTTGGCTACGCCAATCTTGCTTTTCTTGATCAAAGCAATAGGAGATGTTTGAGCATAGTCAGTGTTGTTGAGTTGATAAACGCCAACATCTGGAGCTTGGCCTTGTTCTAAAACAGGACGTTTTGTCGCTGCCTGTAAACCTGCCATCATCTCTTGAGCAGCACTTAACTCTTGGCCATATGGATCAGATCCGCTGGCCATCCTTGTTACGCCGCCCAGATTCATCTTCATGGGCAAACCTGTGTAACGGTTATCCATGGGAGTCATGGAGTTGGCCGTTTGCATATTCCCAACAGGCATCTGGCTGGGGATGTTGTAAGTGTTGCTCAACATCGTAGACTGAGGCGTATTTTGGTTTTGCATCAGTGAAGGCGTGTAAGCCAACATGCCATTAGAGTCGCCGTTGATAGCCCCAGACTGCATTTGGCCACCATCAGCAGCTGACACTACGCCTTGGTAAGGATTCTGTTGGTAGTTGGGATACTGAGCCTGATAGTGTGGGCTAGGCTGAGCAGGCAACATGGGATTGAAGATAGGATTGCCATTGGCATCCTTGGGAATTGTCTTCAAGCCAAATGGGTTGGATGCCGTTTGAACGCCGGGAACAGATAGTTGGTTGTAAGCACCCAGACCAGACAATCCGGCATTGGCCAAAGCAGCCATACCTGCCATGTTGTTTTTAGCAAACTGGCCAAAGTTTTTCAACGAATCAACAGCTCCAGTTCCTTGAGCATTCGAAATACCTTGACCCATTGTTGTCATTGGGTTGGCTTCAGCATTGAATGCAGCGTTAGCAGCTCCTGCAGAACGAACCACGTCAGCAGGATTAGATCCGGGTACTGCAAGTTGATCTTGGAAACCTCTGATTTGATCAGAAGTAAGATTATTCATGCTGCCAATCTGATTGCCAGCAATGTTAGCTGGAGTGTTTGTATTTGGGATAACTGTTGGATTGCCAGCAGTATCCATTGAATAATTTGTTAATGCGTTTGGTCCTGTTTGAGCAGCCGCTTGATTTTGTGCAAATTGTTTAGCAGCTTCATCGCCACCTGATTGAACAGTTGTATTCAATCCTGCATCAGCCAAACTACCTGCCAGTTCTCCACCGCCCCAAGCGCCAAGACCAGCCATCAAACCTTGGGTCAAGCTACCCGTCATGGCATAGTCAGCCAGACCGATACCGCCAGCCACAAGAGGCATCATCTCAGGACCAAGGAAAGCAGAAGCAGCAGCTCCAAGCGCCATAGGCAAAACAGAACTTAAAAAGCCTGCTTCAGGTAATCCAGTATGGGGGTTGATGGTGAGTGATCCACCGTGCTTTTGCGCCAGATTCTGCATGGCTTGAAGCTCACCAGTGGTCATATGAACCAGATGGGTGTCTTCACCACGTCCGTGCTTCTCTAAGTGCTTTGCAATCAAAGGTAGACTCATGGTACACCTATCGAGTTATTTGAAAAAAATTTTAACATACTACACCGTTGTTCCACTAGCGTTTACCCAGTGCACACCGTTCCACCAGATTGGAATTCCCAGCGTTGTGTCAAAGTATTGACGGCCAACCAACAACTTTGCGTTAGGTCTGTTTGCAGTTGTTCCTGACGAAGGAATTACAGTTGCCTGAGTAAAGTTGTCAATTTGGGTGAAATACAAACGAAAAGCGTTTGAAATCTGGTTTTGATAATCAAACGAATAGTCTGTTGGAGCAATTGGCAAGTTGGGTGCTTTGGTCGCTATCAGGTTACCGTTGTAAGCTGCAGTCATCAACGTCTCCCATCTGGTTTGATGTCAAGCCTGCTCAAGCCAGACTGCCATGCAACGCCAAGGCCGGTAGATTGGATCTTGTACGAAATCTGACGGCCACGCAAACGGGTGTAAACCTCGCCTGTAAATTGCTGAATGTTGTACTCTTGAGGGCTTGGAACCGAATAAACCTGAGAACTTTGCACGGCAGGTGATGCAGCATTGCCAGGCGCTGCGCCAGAGTTTTGACGTGGAATCAATTGCACGGTCACCGATGGGTTGGCCACCGTAGAGCCGTTGAAGTTGATGTCAGGCAACATGCGCCAGACAAAACCAAAGTTCTGTCCCTGTGCAATGTCAAAGTCAGACGATTGAACATAAGAAACAATCGGCTGTGGGCTGGATGTAGCCACGTCATCCACGCCGTTTTCATGGTACAGAAGTCGGCTGTTGTAATCTGCAGCAATAGGGTAACCCCTAATAGCCGTGTCAATCCATGCAGTCCGAGCCATGGTTCCATACGTCCAGACCTGATCTGCGTAGTTGTAGATCACGTATTTGTCAACCGAATTGTTGCTGCTTTCATTACTAACGTAGAACCACCAGACTTCGTTAAAGCCTTCATTGGCTCCAGCAAACACTTGATAAGACTGTCCTAAGTTGATGTCATCAAAGATGTATTGACGCAAGGTACATGGCAAAGTCTGAACAGTACCGGTGTACATATAGAACTTGCCCAGCCCCATCCAATATGTCACGTTGTTAACCGTGATCATCGCATTGGGTCCAATCACCGAGATGTTGTCCATCAAGATGTTGAAGCTCCAAACGTAGGGAGCACCGATGTACTGCATGGTGTACAGCGCCGAATCTGTCCAAATCAAAATCTCTTGACGGGTTGCACGAGCACCCACAATGTACGAACCATTGGACAACGGGAACTCGCCTGATTGATTGGTAACCGCAGGCACCCACTGATATTGGTTAGCTTGGTCAGACCAGCGAACCAACATAGGGTTGAATGGTGTATTTGGAGTCCCAGAAACGTAAGAATTAGCACCAAAAGCAATCACAAACTCTTGGATTGCAGAAGAAATTACTTGGTAAGTTGAGTTTGGAACATATGTCCCAGAATATCCTGCAGTTGTTGACAAATACTGCAAAGATTGTGCTCGTGTATTTACGCCAGTTGATGCTTGCCAATAATAGATTGAGCCTCCACGAGGAGCAATTAACAAGTCTTGGCCATAGTTGTCGTTAGACCACAGACGAAGCTGGTAAGCAATACCTGTGCTGTAAGCCGTTCCCCAAGCACGTGATCCATAAGGTGGATGCACGGTAACTGTGCCGCCACCAGTTGTGGTTGATGTGGCTGTCAACCCAGTTGGCAGCGTAATGTTGTAAGTGTTAGTTGTGACTCCAGAGATAACAAACGTATTGTTAATCTGGTTTGCCAAAATTCCTGCAACAGCAGATGCACCAGTGAAAGATACATATTGGCCATTTGTATATCCATGAGCCGTTTGCGTAACCGTGATGGTAGAGCTGCTGGATGTTGTTGCAAATGGATTGGTCAGCGTAACGTAGTTACCCACGCTGCCGCCCCATGGTCCAGTTCCCCAGCCAGTACCAATTACCGTGGTGTTATTACCAGATGGATATTCATACTGTGCGGTAACAGAAGATCCACCACCAGTGCCTGTTCCGGTAGCTGTAGTAGCTGACGTAATTGTGTACGTTGTAATACTTGGAACTGCATTAACTCGATATTCACCGCTAATAGTGACGCCATTGAAGGGCGTTGCCCCACTGAAAATAACGTAATCACCAATGTTTGGGATGTAAGTTGCATCAGTTACGGTCACCACATTACTTCCATTAACGGTTGCAAAAGGGTTAGATAACGTATCTGTGCTGCCTGCTGCTGGGTAGTAGATTGGCGTAATGTCGTTGTACGTGCCACCGTAAAAAATATAGTACTTAGATTCTGTTCCAAGCCCTAAATACAAAGCGCCAGACAATGCTTCCCAGTTCCAAATAGAACGAGCGTAACCAATGAATTGGCTGGTCGAAACTTGAGTCCAGCCACCGATTTTTTCAGGTTGACCAGATCGAAAACGAATTTTGTCGCCGCTGTACCAACCACCCTTGTTTGAATAGTCAGTACCTTCGCGGTTTAATCCAGCTTTAAACTCAAGATTTTGTAATGGCATGGCGTCATTTTCCCATTAAGCGCTTAGAACGGCAATAGCATGTTTTGTCAATGCTACCCGCTCTTCAAGCCCAAACGTGCCGCCATTGATGATCTTGGTTACTTTTGTCCAATCTTCTGCGTCCGCCGCAGCGTTCAGGTTGTGGGTTGACCAAAACCAACCTGCACTCAGCGCAGCGTATTTAGGTGTGGACACCAGATCGGGGTTGGCCACCAAATCGGTACCGATGGCCTGACCGCAGTGCCAGTAGCTATCATGCCCGGTAAGCTGGATCGCACCCCGACCACGGAACCGATACCCGTCCCCAGACGCTTCGTCACGATTGCCCATGCGTGAGGCGTAAACTTTGTTGGCGATGCGTTGCGGCTGGTGGGCGTAGGCATTTGCAATCTCCATGGTTGGAAACCGTTGTGGCCAGAGTTTATGCAACGTCTCGGCCTTGTAGTTTAGATTCTCCTCCAAAGTCTTGAAGTGATTGCACTCATGGCTGCACTGTCCGATGAACGCCGCCTGCTGATCCACGGTGGCGATGCCAAACTTGGCAAATGTCTCGTTCAGTGGGCTGACCCACTCAATGCCAATGCCCAGTTGTTGCAGTTGGAGTGCATTAATCATTTCTTGCCCCCGTTCATCACTTTGAAGACTTCCATGTAAGCGTCAATGCAGGCATTCAATTGCCTTGTGTTGGCGTCGCCTTGGTCGGTGATGGCGACAAGAGATTGAGCAGCCGCTGGGTCAAGTTCGGCTCTTGCTTGAACGCTATTTCCGCAGGAAGAGGTGGCATCTGAGGAGGCTGGTACGGGGCGGGTGGCGATAGAAAGCCGCAACTGGCCAGAGGCAATAGCAGCATCACGCTTTTGTATTTGAACTTTGGCATCTTGGTTGGCCTTCACAAGTTGAGTTGATAGGTCGGTCACACGCTGGGCAGCCTCTTGTTCAAGCCCACGCGCCTTCTCGTTGAGTTTGGCAATCTCGGCTTCTTGCTCAAGGTAGGCAATGTGGTGCCCTTCAAAGAAGGAGGCCGCCACCAAGGCTGCGATGCCAATCAGGACGTAGGGGTTGAACAAGCTAAACATATCAGCCTTTCACGCTTTGACGGGCTTCTGCCATGGCTGCACGTTCTTCGTCAGACTCAAGATGATGCGGAGGCGTCATAGGGGCTGGTGGGGGTGTCCAACCAGCCGTAGGAGCCATCATCACGACTGGGGCAGGCGGAGGTGGCGGCGGAGCCACATAAGCCGCTGTGTTGGCCTTGGCCGCATTCATCATGTCTTTGGCCTCGTTGCTGACGCCTTTGGTCAAGATGCCGCCGATGCCGCCCACAATCAGCAAAACTATGTCGTTGAGCATCTTGGTGTAGGCCTGATCAATCGGAGCCATCTGTTTGATGGGCTGGGTGACAAAGGTCACAGAGTACAGAAAGGCGAAGGTGATAAACGCAAAAATGAGCGTCACCATGATGACGACAAACGCCCGAACTCGGACGTCTATCTCATCGGCAGTTAGCCGTACATTGCTGCGGTTGGACAGGAGCTTGAGCAGGATTTCCTTCAATTTTCTTCTCCAGAATTGGTGCCACAAGATATTCGGGGCAGGTTTGCGAAAAGTCACACGCTGGGTGCTGGCACTCGGCGTCTTGGAAATGTTTGGGGTCTTGGCAGGTATAGCGATAGCGATCTTCGCAACCAATAAGTATCCAACAGACAAAAATAAGTATACAAAACCTCATTACTTCTCCTTTTGTTCTTGAAGCTCTTTTTCCAGCTTTTCAAGACGTTGAATCTTTCTTTCAATCCGACGCTCCGCAGCGTTCAGGCGCTTTTCGTTGTCAATCGCAATCAACACGCCGATGGGCACAATCAAGAAGATGACCACGGCCAACACAGTTATCCCGACCACAAACCAGCGCGTGTCGTCACGAGCCATTTGAGCGACAGTAGAAAGCCCCACATCCATGCCACCAGCAGAGTCACCGTAGCCACTATTAACGCCCGGTCTATTCTGTGGTTTCTGAGGAGTTCGCGTCGCCATTTTGCGTCCGTTTCTTTCTTCTGCTTGACTTGCCGAGCAAACTCCTGCTCTTCCAGAATTTCATTGTACGTTTTTAAGAAGTTAGAGTACAAGTCCTGTAGCCCCAGCTCCTCCGGCGTGTACACCATCGCCTCCCTAACCTGCACGCCCATCTGCTTCAACTGCCAGCGAATCTCAATCAGGTCGATGGCATTCGTTGCTACCTCTTCCGTTGTGCTGGAATCGGCTTCCAGCTCTTGGCAGTGAATGTTCAACTCCCTGATCGACTCAAAGTAAACCTTTAGATGCTCGCAAATCTCATGGACAGCCCTTGATTGAAACTGTTCATACGTAAGCTCTGGTTCTTTTTCTTTTGCTCGTCGTGCGGGTGTTTTCTCTTCATCGGGTCTTCCGACGGGAACGGCCACTGGCTGCTTTGGCTGAACTCTAAAAAGACCTTTGAACCAACCCCAAAGACCTGTGACCTCTTGGTAAATGGCCTTGGCGTCACCGATGGTTTGCTCAACACCTTTCTTGAAGTTGCTGATCTCAGCCCGGCCTTCGGAGAGCATTTGACAGCCGCTTTTGATAGCAGCCACCGCGCTTTGCGCCATAAAGAGCAGGCTGATTGGATCCACATCTTAGGTTTTGATGATGAAGTAAATGCCCAAATATGGAGAAATTGTATTCATCGCACTATTTGTAGTGGAGTTGTTGCCCACCGTGATGCCGGTTGTCGCGGTGCTTGTGTTGTCTGTATATGTGCTTGTCAAACAAGGTGTCGAGCTGCCCGATTGAGGAGCCGCATTGTAAGCATGTGCGTATGTGTGGTTGTGGCCCGGGTCTGTCACAGGGTGGGTGTGAGCAGGGAGGTTGTTTGCCACAATCGTTGTTGTTGCCGAACCACCGGTAGCGCCAACAGACGCAGCAGTAGACCCAACACCAATTGGCATACGGTCTGCATAGTTTGGCAGGTTGAACGTGGTTGACCCATCGCCCGAACCGAAAGTTGTTCCAACAATTGCAAACAAAGCTGCATAGGTTGTACGAGAAATAGCTGAGCCGTTACAGAGCAAATATCCACTAGGAGCCGAAGAAGTCGGCCACATGTTGATCGTGCCGGTAATTGCAGCTGATGCCAAAGCTGTTTGCGTAAACGCAGTGGTTGCAATTTTTGTGGAGTTATCTCCTGTAGTCGGCGTAGGAGCAGTAGCAACTCCGGTTAGTGCTGTTGTTCCAGTAACAGAAAGATTCCCGCCAACACTCAAGTTTCCAGTATCAGACTCACCAGAAGCAGTCAAAGTGCCGTTGACAAAGAAGTTACCTGCAGATCCTGTTTGTGCAGAGTAAAACCCTGCGCCATTTCCAGAAACGTTAGACGCATCGCAATAACATTGGGCGGTCACGTTGGCTGGAATGTTCAGGCTCTGAGATCCACCCGAAGCCGACATGGTGATCGTCTGGGATGTGTTGTTGACAACTACATAGAACTTATTGACAAGAGGTGCGGTAATTGTCACCGTTGCCGTTGGAGATCCGGCAAAGATAAGCACCATGGACCTAGCATCATCATATGTCCCGTTATAGGACTTCAGAGTGTATGTGGTCAACCCAGTTAGGGAAATGGCAACCACGCCAGTGATGGCTTCTTCGACCAAAGTGCCAAAGTTGTAGTTGGTTGTATCTCCCCATGTACCAGCTTGATCACCGTCACCAATCAGAGCAAGTCGTAAGGAAGTTGAATATTGAGTTGTCATGGTGTGTTCCTTTTTTTATTGTTTGGCAGCGGCGACTGGGTCTAACGCCCATGTCACAGTAGATGCTGTAATCAGGCTTGGAATGTCTGTGGCGGCGGCAATGGCTGCACGCGCCGTTTGAGCTTCGGAGCGAATCTGAGCACGCCAAGTCTTCCAGCTTGCATCCAATGCTGCGCCAGTCTCAGCGGCTTTAATGGCCATGTAATCGCTTGGAGACAGCAAAGAATGAGCCGTGGCATTGATCTGTGCTGTGGCGCTGTCTTTGAGCTGAGTCAAGTCTTTGGGCGTTGCAGTGAACGTGCCGTCAGAGTTTGCGGTGACCCAGTAGTAGCGATCATCAGGGCGTGGCTGATCCGCAACCTCCGTGATGCCAATGGCTTCTTTCTCCGCAAGCGTTGAAAGACGCAACCAGTTGGCTGGATATTGCACACCGTTGTGCTCAAAAGCATTGTCGGGGCTGAGTGGTTGTCCGTTTAGTAAAAACATGAGTTACCTCGCTAGAGAATTTTTGAATGGGTTTTCTGCAAAACAAGCGTACACAAAAGTTCCGCTGCTAGTGTTTGGTTGAGTAGTACACCTGAGTTTGAATCCATTGCTCAAAAAGTCAATTGTTCCACCTGCATTTCCTCCAGCTTCTGCGCCAGATGTGTCAGCAAACAACTCATTATTCATTACGTTGTAGTTGTCTCTTGATGTATCAAGAATCCACCAATCACCTACGGTGTCAGTGCGTTTAATGATTATGTAGCGAGGACGGAAACCTGTGTACACGAACGTGCCATCAGTAGACCCGTTGCCCGTGTATGACCCAAACTTGGAGAAGCCTGCTACTTGTGACCAGCAGTAGGCGACGTAAGTTACAGAACTTGTGTTTTCATCTGAACCCGTGCCGATGGTAAATACTGAACTTGTTGGAGATGTGTTATTCCAATACACTGAACTTGCAAACGAAGCATTTGTAAGGTTCAAATACACACCACTCGTGTTGCCTAATGACGCATGATATGTAGTCCAGTTTGATGTGCCGCTTCTTGCTTTAATAATAATCATGCTCGGCGCAACACCCAATCCGTGACCAATAGTGCCAACAGCGCCTGTGCCTGTGTAGGTGACGATGCTAAATCCAGCCGTAGCATTCACACTCACAGTTGATGTGATAGAGCCGTTGGTGTTGGATGATGATGAGCCAGCGCCTGCTTGCCATTGCCAAGCCACATAACTATCTCCGCTTCCGTTTGTGTCTGCATAACCTCCCGCAGTAAATCCGTTTGAATTAAATGCTGTAACAGAATTAGAAAATGTTTGTTCTGCCGTGGTTGTATTTGTCTGAAGTGCTTTTGTAGTTCCTCTCAAAACGTCATACAAACTATGAAAGTTTGTTGCGCTTCTATCTTTAGTCCAAACAAAGTCAGGTTTGAACGACACGCCAGTTGTTGTGTTGGCGCTGTTCAAAATGTTTTGCGTACTGCCATTACCCGTATACGTCGTAGCAGCAAAGTAGTTAGCACCATTGCTGATTGTTGGCGTTGGCAAGTTGTATGTGTTCAGAGCCACAAAGCCTGTGGGTGGGGTGTAGCTGAACGGGCG